CCCGGTGGAAAACAAACTCCCCGCTACGGCCCTTGTAGGCCCTCTGGAGCGGCAGTTTGATGGCGGCGAAGATAGGAATATCCCTGACGGAGTTATCGGTCTTTGTGGCCTTCTCACGGCCCGTGCGTACATCCATTGCGTGGCTGATGTGAATGACCCCGGCGGTCAGGTCGATGTCATCCCACCTCAGGGAAAAACACTCCTGCTTCCGCAACCCGGCCCACATCATGAGCATCGCCGGGAGGCCGAAGCGGTGGCCTGTGTAGTTGTCGGCGATCAGCTGGGCTTCATGCCGGGTCAGGGCCTTGTGGCCTTCATATGTCCCCTTCACGTTGGGGAGCTTGGTGCTGGGGTCTACGCTTATGATGCCATTGTCAACTGCCGTGGAAAAAATCCCCCTGATGACCATCTTGCGGTTCTGGATCGCCCCCTTGCTGATCCCGGAAAAAGAGTTGACGATCTCGGAGAGGTGGGTGGCCCGGACTTCGGTTATCTTCATGCCGCCAAGCGCAACTCCTGACTTGAAGGTGTACCCGCAGAGAGACTTGACGGTTTGCCAGTACCAACGCTTGGAGGACGGCTCAAGGCTCCCTTTGTAGGATTCCAGCCATCTCATCGCCCAGCGCTCAACGGTGATCCTGCTGTCTATCGTCTCGCCTTCGACAAGGTCGGGGTGTTGCTTGGCCCACTCGGCCTTCTTGACCTCGGCGGCATGGCGGCTCTCGGTGCTATAAAAATATTTCCGTCTGCCGTCAGCCAGCGACAGGGACACGGCGTACCGCCCATCCTCACGCTTCTTTGCTCTTGCCATTTTCTACCTCCTCAATACTCTTATCAGAAAAAAGATCATCTCTCATCAGGTGGTCAAGTTCGTGAGCCAGCGCTTCCTGCTTCGCCCTCTCGGAGAGGTACTCGTTTATCAGTATCAGCTCCCCATCAGGCACGGCCTTGATCAGCCCCTTCACCCGCCCCGGAAGCGGGACTACGTTCACAAAAACATCAGGCTTCACTAAATATTCACACATCGTTGAGCCTCACCTCCTGCCCTTATCATAGCACGGTTTCCTTAAAATTTAGGGCCGTTTATGGGACAGTTAGTCAACCCCGTACTCCTTGTTGATCTTCTTGGCAAGCTGAATCAGAATGTCTATATCATCATCATCGAGATCAGAAGTTGCAGACAGGAGCATCCTCTGTTTCTCACGCAATGACTCCAGCAGTTCGGTTCGGTGCTGTTCAGCCGTCTTCCGTTCTGCGACACCGCTTTCCATAGGCACATCAGCGCCCATCAGCCAAACCTCGCTACAATCGCAAGCAGTTGCGATTTTATAAACAGCATCCTGCTTGGCTTTCCAATCGCCTTTCAGATAATGGCTAATGGAAGCTTTGCTAATGTTCGTCTTCCTTGAAAGCTCTGCGGCGGTGATGTTCCTTTCATAAAGTAGGCGTTTGAGCCGCTCAGAGAATGGTACCAGTTCTGCACTCATCTTTGATCCCTCCTTTCGCCTTATATTATAATCGGTTGGTTGAGAAAAATCAATAGTAATTTTCAAGAAAGTTAAGAAATTCTCAAAATAAGTGTTGACAAATCTCAACTATGGGAGTATACTAAGGTCGATGGTTGAGGGAACCGAAACAAACCATGAGGAAGGAGGTCGATACTGAGTGAGGTTTGACTACAGTAAGTTGCTCGGAAGGATCCGTGAAAAGGGGTTCACTCAAGGGGATGTCGCTCGGCACATTCAGCTTTCGGAAGGGCAGTTGTCCAAGAAGTTGAAAGGCCGATACATGTTCACGCAGAAGGAGATTTTCAGCGTGTGCGACTTTCTTGAGATTCCGATGTCGGACATCAGCGTATATTTTTTTACGCCAAGAGTTGAGAATATCACAACTATTAAGTAAGGAGGAATAACAAAGCACATGAGAGGAATCGGAGCGAAGAACCAGCGGCTGGAGGACGCAAACCTCCTGAGGATATTCCGGGAGAAGGCAGGACAGGAAGACACGGTGACCATCCGCAAGAACGAGATCATGCTGGAGTACGGGCTTAGTTACAACAGCGTGACGGGCGGCATGGAGCGGCTGAAGGAGAAGGGGTACATCGACTTCAGCAGGAACAACCAAGGATGCAAGGGCAACGGCTTCACGATCACGCTGAACCGGGAAGAGCCGACAGAGGAACCCACTACTACTGAGGAGACGGTAGCCCCGGAACCGGGACGGCGGTGCGTGTACTGCGGCACGATAGCCCCCAACAAGGATGCCCGGTGGTGCTGGAAGTGTGGCAAGAGCCTGTTGAGCGAGAAGGAACTGCTGAAGGAAGCCTTTGAGACGGCGGTGGTCAAGATCGCACGGGCGATGACCGACAGCCATGATAGCAATGATGTGATGCAGACGCTCGGCAAGGTGAAGAAGATGGCATTTGAGGAGGAAGCATGAACACCGTGACTCTGGAGTACTCCGACCACATCTGCCGCTTGGCTTCGTCCATCATCGGTGCGGTCATCCTCGGAGTGTGTGCGGTCATCCTGTTCTTCCAAGCTTGCCGCTGGATCAATAAGGCCCTTGACGAGCGCCAGTATCGAGCGGAGACGGACAGGAAGGAGCGCATTGAGAAGGCCCGTCACGATATGATGGCTGAGCGGGAGGGCTGGAGACAGCACGATGAGTATCTGGTAGCGGCCCTCGCCGGGTACGCCAAGGAGAACCACCAGATGCGGGAGTTTATGAAGACCACGAAGGTGACCGATGTGTTTACCAAGTGGCAAGCCAGCGAGGAGGCGGCGCTCAATGCAGACACCTGACGCTTACCGCTGTGACTATTGCGGGGCAGAGTATGAGCCGGGTGAGTTCTATGAGTTTTGTCACTCGGACGGCCTTGGGAACCTTGAGTTCCGTTGCTCATGCGGCTGTCATGACTACACGGAGCTTTTCGAATGCAAGTTCTGCCACTATCTGGAAAGCCCGTACAAAAACAGGCATTTGGAGTTCTACGGCATCTGCAACGATTGCCTTGGTGCTGTGGCGAATGAGTACAACAGCGCTCTTGACGGCATCGCAGAGGACTATCGGAAGATCCTTGAGCGGGTCTTCGACATACGAAAAATCGACATCAATGAGGAGGTATAAGGAAGCATGGCTATCAAAAAGAACACAGAACTGAAATTCAATGACAAGGCCTTCACCATCGTGTTGGCTGGCCCTCCGGGGGTAGGGAAGACCACATTGGCCCTGTCCGCACCCAAGCCTCTCCTGATCGACTTTGACAAGGGCATCGCCAGAGTCCGGGCAGAGCATCGCCAGCTGACGGCAGAGGAGGACAGCTACGATGAGTTCCTCGCTGACCTTGAGTCGGATGAGTACAAGGAGTGCGAGACCATCATCCTTGACACGGGCGGCTCTCTCGTCCAGCTGATGCAACCGTGGGCACGGGCCAACGATCAGAAGGCGGCACGGGACGGTAGGGCGATGTTCGGGGTCATCAAGTCTGAGTTCCTGCGGCTCACGGCCCAGCTTCGGAACGATGGCAAGAACGTGGTCATCATCTTCCACACCACGGAAGTCCAGAAGGGTGACACGGTCATGACCCGGCTGTCCTGCGAAGGCTCCGTGAAGGACATCGTGTGGACTCCCGCCGACCTTGGCGGCACGATCTCCATCCGGGGCAAGAAGCGGATCATCAACTTCAGCCCGACCGAGGAGTCCTTTGGCAAGGGGTGCTACGGCATCCGGGGCGAGATTGAGATCCCGGAGCTGGCGGCGGGAACGCCCAACAAGTTCCTGTCCGACCTCTTCGACAAGGCCCGTGCGAACATCGCCAAGGAACAGGCCGAGTTCGGCTCCATGAAGATGATCTACGATGAGACTCTCGCACAGGGGTCTGCCATCATCGGAGCCATCAAGGACGCTGAGTCCGCAACGGCGGCTGTGGCGAAGCTGGGCAACCTCAACCACGCCCTGACCAGCAAGGCAGAGCTGAGTGGCAAGCTCCAGACCAAGGTGAAGGAGCTGGGGCTGAAGTGGGACAAGACGGTGAGCGCCTATGTCAAAGCTTAGAATCACGCACAGCCTGTTGGCCTCCTACATGTACGCCACGGACAGCGAGTCCCCGGACAATGCCTATGACCGCTTCCTGTGGGTGCTGAATAGGAACCCGGAGCCTGACACGCCAGCCATGCAGGAGGGGCGGCGCTTTGAGGATGAGGTCACGAAGGTCATCAGCGGCGGTGAGTCGGAAGACCCGTTTGCTACCGAGTTCGGCAAGCTTCTTGACGGGGCTACCCCTCAGGTGCGAATGGAGAAGACCCTGTTGGTGAGCGGCTTGGAATGGAATCTGGTCGGCGTGGCTGACTACATCCGGGCCGGGACGATCTACGATACCAAGCGTGTCCAGCGGTATGAGTACGGAAAGTACCAGAGGTCAACCCAGCACCCGGCCTACTTCAGACTCTGCCCGGAGGCCAACAAGTTCGTCTACCTGATCCATGACGGCAAATACAACTATCAGGAGCAGTACCTCCGGGCCGACACAGCGCCGATAGAGCCGTACATCATGATCTTCTATGAGTTTCTCAAGACCAATAAGCTTTTTGAAATCTACAAAGAAAAATGGGAGGAAAAATAATGAGTTTTTACGGCAAAGCAAGCAAGCCCAAGTACCGTGCCAAGCTGTTCCCCGCCGGGGACTATGAGTGCCGGGTCATCAGCGCCTTGGAGAAGGCCAACGAAGACGGCGAGGCCTACATTGAGTTTGAGTTCAAAGTCCGTGAGGATGTGGAGACCAACGAATGCAAGGGGCAGACCCTCAAGAAGCGGTTCCGTCAGGACTCCGAGGGCCACTACAAGGAGAACAAGATCAACGAGTTCGCCTGTGCCTGTGGCGTTGAGGAGGGCGAGGACTACCAGCTGGAAGAGCTTGCCGGGGCGTGTGTCATCTGCCATGTGAGCCACTTCACCGACAAGACCACGGGCGAGACTCGGCACTACATCTCCTATCTCCGGGAGAGCGAGGTTGGGGATACGGCTCAGACGCTGAACGCTGACGAGTTCGCTACCATCTCCAACGATGACATTCCGTTCTGATGGGGGCCGATAGAGAGATTCAACGGGCGGTGGACTCTATGGTCATCCTTGTGGATACCAGAGAGCAGGACACGGAGGCGCTCCAGCAACGGCTCGACTCGCTGGGGCATCCGTACCGCCGGGAGGCGCTCGACTCGGCTGACTACATGGTCGAGTACACAGCCTCTGATGGAACCACCGTCCGTCTCCCTGTCGCTATTGAGCGGAAGATGAGCTTCGATGAACTGGCAACGTGCTTCACATCGGAACGGGAGCGGTTCCAGCGTGAGATGGAGCGATTGCTGGAGGCCGGGACGAAGACCTACTTACTGGTCGAGAAGGCAAGCTGGGAGGCTCTGCAAAAGGGCCAGTACCGAAGCAAGCTGACCGTGGCTTCCTTCCTCGGATCCCTCTTGTGGTGGTCGGTGCATTATGACTTCCGCATCATCTTCTGCAAGCAAGCGACATCTGGCTGGCTAATCGGAAACATACTCAGGTACGAAGTGTGCGAAGACGCACGGAGGAGAAAGAATGATCCACATTGATAAGGACTACTACATAGATGCAGACGAGAGCCAGTTCCTGCTCATTCGCATGACGGGAAAAACGGACAAGCAAGGCAAGCCCATCAAGGACTACCTCAGTTACCACGCCACCATCTCTCAGGCCGTCAGGGCGTATCTGAGGATGCAGGAGCGCAACGTGGTAAAGAACGATGACATGACATTGAAGGAGGCCCTGAGTTCCTTTGAGAAGGCCGTTGACAGGCTCCAGCGCCTGATTGACACCAGCACGGAGGTGAAGTGATGGGAGACAGACGGATGCTGACAAAGAAGGTCACGGACGATGACCACTTCATGTCATTAAGCGCAAGCGCACAGGCTTTGTACCTCCATCTCAGTATGGCGGCAGACGATGACGGCTTTTGCAATCAGGTTGCCATCTGTATGTTCAAGGCCCATGCAAGCACCGGGGATCTGGAAGCACTCCTGTCAAATCGGTACATCTACCAGTTTGAGAACGGGGTCATCGTCATCAAGCATTGGAGAATGGCGAACGCCCTAAGGAAGGACAGATATTCCCCAACGGTATTCCAAAGAGAGTACGCCATGCTCGACCTAAAGGACAACGGTGCGTACACAATGAGGAGTGAGCCGAGACTTGAGGAGGCTGGTTGCCAAATGGTTGCCGAGCGGTTGCCAGATGGTTGCCCCAATATAAGTAAAGTAAATATAAGTAAAGATAAGATAAGTGAAGTAAAGAATACTCTTGCTCACCCGGAGGTGAGCGGTGTGGTTATCGAAGATCCCTTTGACACCTTCTGGAGGGCTTATCCGAGGAAGACAGGGAAGGGCGATGCCCGGAAGAAGTTCGCCAAGGCGCTCACAAAGACCTCGTTTGAGAACATCATGAGGGCGCTCGGAGAGGTCAAGGCATCGGCCCAATGGCAGAAGGACGGCGGTCAGTTCATCCCGCACCCGGCAACGTGGCTGAACCAAGAGCGATGGGATGATGAAGTACAGAGCGCTGACGGTAAGGACAACCTCAGGAATATGTACACGATGTTTAAGGAGGAAGAATGAAGAAATCAGAAGTAGTCCAGCTGTTTGCGGTGATAGCTTCCCTGTTCCCACGGGACACCGCCTTCCGAAACGCCAGCCCGGACATGGTGGTTGCTTGGGCTGAGATGCTGGAGGACATCCCCTTCGACCACGCCAAGGCCGCTATCAAGGCCAGCGTTGCCACCTCTCCGTTCCCGCCCTCCATCGCCGAGATCCGGGACTACGCCACCCGCATGACCAGCCCGAAACGGCTGACCGCAGACGAAGCGTGGGGCATCGCCAGCGAGGTCATCAGGAACTACGGAACTCAGACCCGGCGAATCGGGGCCACGGAAGTGGTGGTTGTGCGGTTCGGTGAGCCTGTGAAGAAGAGACCGTCCGGGCTGGAGTACGAAGCGAAGTTCCATTGCCCCCCGGAGGTGTGGGAGATGCTTAAGCGGATGGGGTACGCCAACGTGGTCAACAGCGACAACCCGGATGTGGTGCGGGGCCAGTTCATGAGGGCGTGGGACTCTCACAGCAAGGAAGCCAAGGAGGAGCGGGTGCTGACCGGGATCGTGCCTGAGGTGCTTCAGATGATCACCGGGCAGAGCTGGTTCCAGATAGGAGAGGGCGATGGCGAGTAAGACCGTCAAGGAGCGGAAGAAGGTATATCGTAGCAAATGGTGGGCCAACCTCTCCGAGGAGCGGAAGTATGAGATGGCTGTTCGCCGCCGGGAGCAGTACCGACAGATGCGGGAGCAAGCCGGGTACAGAGACCGCAGTACCAAGGCCCGTCAGACTCTGTGCTGGTCATGCCAAAGGGCCGTGAAGGAGTGCCCGTGGAGCGCCAACTTTGAGCCTGTCCCCGGCTGGGAGGCAGAGGAGACGGTTGTGGCCTCGTCCTACTGCCCGACCCCCAGCTACCATGTCATCAAGTGCCCACTCTACGAACCTGACCCATGAGGAGGTGGAAAAAATGAGTGATAAGACGGTGGCCCCGTGCCACTTCTGGAAGAGGAACGTGGGCGGTGACTTCTGCATCGCTACGATCTATGAGGATTGCAAGATGACCGCCTGTCCGTTCTACAAGAGCGACAGAGACTATGAGGCCTCGCTGGAGACAGCAAGGCAGAACTTCATCAAGAACTACGGGTATGACGGCTACGGAACCTTCCGCTACACGCCGAATTACACAAGGGAGGCAAGACTTAATGCAAGAGTTCGTCCTAAGAGCCTGTCTGGTGGCAGTACTGATACGGATATTCGTGGTGGGGCCGCTGTGCAACGCCATTAGGGAAAGGCCCAAGTTGGTCATGAATCTACAGAATGACACAGATGAAAGGAGCGATGACATAGATGGCAACAACGGCTGATTTGAAGAAGGCCCCGGTGGTCGAGTATGAGGTGACATTTGAGTGGGGTGACCGGGCGGTGTTCAGAGCGCCGCAAGGGAGCATCTTCCTGTTCGGCGGGGCGTGGATTAAGATCCCCAACGCTTCCTTCGCCAACGGTAAGCCCGTGTGCGTCCCCCGTGAAAAGGTGCGGATGATCGTGCAAGGGGGTGCGTGATGGACTTGGTGGCACTACTCAGGAGCTATGCGGCACGGCATGACATCCGGGAGATGGAGCGCTCCCTCATGCTGGAGGCCGCTGACCTGATCGAGAAACACAACGAGAAGGAGGAGGAGCGGAAAGGAATGGACATCCCGCTGAAAGAGAAGCTCAAGGAAGACAAGGCGAGGGCATACGATGCCATGTGCCAAATCGGCGAAAGCAATGAGATCTGGCAAGACCAAGTGATTTATGGCCTGTGCAAGGCCGTGTATGACATCATCACAAAAATCGAGAAGGAGGAAAGTAAGTAATGTATATCGGGAAAGAAGAGATTTTGTCGGCGTTCTACAAGACGGTGAAGGGCTTTGCTGAGAAGGCGGCTGAGTGCGAGAGCGATCTCGACACGGATTGCTTCAGCCTCGCATACCGCATGGAGGGGGCCGTTGCGCTGGTCAATGAGCTGATGAAGGAGGAAGGGTGATGGTCGGCAATCAGGTGCAGAAGATGCTCGACTTCGCCGCTGAGAACGGTAGCATCACCAACTACGATGCGGTCTATCGTTTGGGCATCCTGTCCCCGACTCGCCGAATCTGTGATATCAAAGCGCTGGGCTACTCCGTGACGAAGCAACGGGAGGACATCATCAGCGCTGACGGCGAGAAGCGGAGCGTGGTGAGGTACTTCATCGGGGAGGTGGCGTGATGGAAAGCGTAAATCATCCGAGCCACTACGATGGCCCTCATGAGTGCATCGAGGTCATGGAGGCCCTGTTCGGGGTCGAAGATGTGAAAGGGTTCTGCCGTTGCAATTCCTTCAAGTACCGCTTCCGTGCCGGGAAGAAAGAGGGCGCAAGCGCAGAGCAGGATCTCGCCAAGGCTCAGTTTTATGAGGACTACCTGATCGGGCTTAACAGCCGGGACGATGAGACGCTCATAGAGGTGGAAGGCATCAGATGAGAGAGTATCTGTACGGTATGCGGCTCCGGGGCGCTGGCCCCGGATGCCAGCCTAAGGAGGGGCTGATGAATGTGTACTACGGGAGCCAGTACGGCACACGGGTGTATCACAACCTCATCAGCTACTCCCGGCGGCTCACGAAGGAAGAAGAGGAGCAGTATGAGCTGGACTTCATCAACGAGACGGAGGTAGGGAGATGATGCAGGACTATAGCAAGCTGGTGCAGGCGTTGCGGCACGTAGGGATATGTCAGGACTGTAACGAATGCGAAGCAGGGCGCTGGCACAATGAGTTTGATTGCTGTCTGTTCAAGGATGCCGCCGATGCGATAGAGGCCCTTGAAAAACAGATTGATTCCATTGAAAACGAAAAGACGAACCTTGAAGCAGACATCATCAATTTGGAGATTGCTCTCGATAAGGCCAACACGCAGTTGCCGAAGCGGGGCGAGTGGGAACTGATAGACGGAGCGGAACCAATGCGGTGGGGATGCTCACAATGCAAGTATATGTCATGGGAAACATCAAGCTACTGCCCACGGTGCGGGGCCGATATGCGGAAGATGGAGGTGCAGGAATGAGCAAATGCGCTTACTATGACCGACCAAGGAATGTATTTCCGTGCAGAGATTGCAAGGTAAAAGGCGATGATTGCGAGGACAGGCATGGGCGTGAACCGCTGACTTGCTGGCATTGTCGGCATTGGACATGGGAAACAAAGCCTGTTTGCGAGCATCGAAAAGGCAAGAACATAAGACCGTGCGAACACTTTGAATGGGATTAAGGAGGTGCAGGAATGAGCGAACTGATTGACAGACAGGCGTTGAGAGCCGCACACGGGCTTGGTGCTGATTGCCATGATTGCAAGCGGGACATGAAGTCTTGCCAGTATGACCGTGATTATTCGTTGATGGATTTTTGCGAATGGCTTGACGATGCGCCCACCGCCTCCCCGTGGCACAGGGTGGAAGAGGAGTTGCCGAAGGAACCCA